CGATTCCACTTCGGAGACGGTAATAATTGAGTTCAGCATCTGCTGTAAGTCTTGGGCTTTCTCCATCGCCCATGCTGCTGGCTCCGGTCTTTGACTTTGCACAGGAGGCGGCGACTTGCAGCCGCTTACGCCCAGCAGAAACATCATCACGGAGACTTTCGATAGTCGCGTTAGCATCAGCAAGTTCCTTTGTATATCTGGCATCGAGTTCTGCTACGTCACGTTGACGCTTCTGCATGTCAGCGATGATGGATGTGGCTTTGTCGCGCTGTTCTTTGTAGGTCATGGCGTTATCACGGTAATGATTAACAGCCCATGACAGGCAGACGATGATGCAGATAACCAGAGCGAAGATAATCGCAGTTACTCTGCTCATTGCTGCCCCCACAAACAGACTTCACGCTCAATCTCACGGCGAGTCATCAGCCCTTTCCATTGCTTACCGCCAGCATATGTCCAGCGACGTAGCTGATCACATGCGCCTTTGATATCGCCCTGGTTTATTTTGCGAAGAAGCGTCGATGTTCTGAAATTGCCAGCACCCACGTTGTAAACGAATGAGTAAAGAGCGCCGCGCGTTGTTTCCGGTATATCGACTTCGATATACGGGTTAATTTGCCTGGCGACAGTGGCAAGGTCTTTATTCAGGAGGGCTTTGCACTCTGCTTCGGTATACGTTTTACCGAGCATGATGTCTTTTCCTGTATGCCCGTGACATACAGTCCATACACCAACAATATCTTTGTATGGTATGTAGCTGACACCTTCCAGACCATCGTTACCACTTGGGCCAGTGATTAACACTGATGCTGTAGCAATTGCTCCGCCACCAATAGCAGCAGCAACGGCTTTTCGTAATGATGGAGGCATTATTCACCTCTCGCAGCCTTGCGCTTATCTTCTTTAATCTTGAAATAAAGGTTTGTCAGGTACGTCAGCAGGCCAAATACCAGGCTACCCAGCACACCTATTGCTGCCCACTGTGAGGGCGTGACTTTATCGAGCAGCTGTAAAAACCAGTAACCGGCACTACCTGCTGAGGTGCCATAGGCGACACCCGTTGTTAACTTATCCATGGATTTCATAACCCCACCTCGCAGACAAAGCGGGTGTAAATTGAGGGAATACAACGTATCGCAAAAAAGCAGAAACGTAACAGACTCGGAGTCAGTGAATAACTCAGGTATTAAGTTATCAGCTAATATCGAGACTCAAAAAATGGAAAAACCAGCTCGACGGCGGGTTTAAGCTGTGTGACGAAGTAACCACTCTTAACAGCATAACCAATTTTTTACGTACGTAAACCACTGAATGATATTTATGAGAATGCTACCGAGTGTTCAAAACACCACCACAAATACATAAGAAAACCTCAACAAATAACCAATAAATAATTTCAGAGGTTATTTTTAGTTGATTTAAATTAAACTGCCGAATTATAGAACCCCCATAAATAACAGCCATTAATATAAATTAGCTAATAGGTTTATTTTTGTTCAAATAAGAGCCATAAATAGGTTTCGATAGAAAAAGTTCAGATAAAAATAGAGATCTACTTCACAAATTAAATGAGAAACTAAAACTTACATCTTGAAATAATCACATTGATTAGATGAATATTTATCGCGCAGTGACATCATTTTTTAATAATAGTTCAAAAAAAAGGGCTCACGATGAAAAAATTAACAGTGGCAATTTCTGCTGTAGCTGCATCAGTACTGATGGCGATGTCTGCTCAGGCAGCTGAAATTTATAATAAAGACAGTAACAAGCTGGATCTGTACGGGAAAGTTAATGCTAAGCACTACTTCTCCTCTAATGATGCAGATGATGGTGATACTACTTATGCCCGTCTTGGCTTCAAAGGTGAAACCCAAATCAACGATCAACTGACTGGTTTCGGTCAGTGGGAATATGAATTCAAAGGCAACCGCGCTGAATCTCAAGGTTCCTCCAAAGACAAAACCCGTCTTGCATTTGCAGGCCTGAAATTCGGTGACTACGGCTCAATCGATTACGGCCGTAACTACGGTGTAGCATACGACATCGGTGCGTGGACTGACGTTCTGCCAGAATTCGGTGGCGATACCTGGACCCAAACAGATGTATTCATGACTGGTCGCACCACAGGTGTTGCAACTTATCGTAACAACGACTTCTTTGGTCTGGTTGATGGCCTGAACTTTGCAGCTCAGTATCAGGGCAAAAATGACCGAAATGAAGTAACTGAAGCTAATGGCGATGGTTTCGGTTTCTCAACTACTTATGAGTATGAAGGATTCGGCGTGGGTGCAACCTATGCTAAATCTGATCGCACTAATAATCAGGTTATCTACGGTAACAACGGTCTGAATGCTTCTGGTCAAAATGCTGAAGTATGGGCAGCTGGTCTGAAATATGATGCGAACAACATCTATCTGGCCACCACCTATTCTGAAACCCAGAACATGACTGTTTTTGGTAATAACCATATTGCCAACAAAGCACAAAACTTCGAAGCTGTTGCACAATATCAGTTCGACTTCGGCCTGCGTCCATCCGTTGCTTACCTGCATTCTAAAGGAAAAGACTTGGGTGTTTGGGGTGATCAGGACCTGGTTGAATATGTTGATGTAGGTGCAACCTATTACTTCAACAAAAATATGTCCACTTTTGTTGACTACAAAATCAACCTGATTGATAAGAGCGATTTCACGAAAGCATCTGGCGTTGCTACCGATGATATCGTTGCTGTAGGTATGGTTTACCAGTTCTAATTTGATTACTAAAAGATATGTTGTGGGAGGCTTTGCCTCCCCAACATATAAGTGGCTCCCTCAAGCCACTTCCTTTAGAAGCACAACCTTGCTTCTAACTATACAAACCTTCTGTTATATATTACCCTTTATTTTTGGGGGCGTTTCAACGCCCCATTTTTAATAACTTTTAGTAAATAATTGGCGTATTAATTAGAGTTATTAACAACGATATCCATCTCTAACCGGATATCTAATGCCATTAACATCCCTTCAATTATGCCCTCAGCCTTCTGTAACCTTTTCCCGATATAACCATCAGAGCAGCAATGCTTACCTGCCAGTGACATGAATGTCATACCGACTACATAATAATCTACTAATAAATCGTGCAAATCGCTGTTGTTCTTTTTCAGACGGGCCATGCACCCGCAAATGATCATCGCGTCATCGTCACAACATTGCGGGCGAGATTTTACTTTTGAAGTAATTAATCCCTTAAAACCGGCGGCAATGGACGACCAGGTCACATCTTCATGATTATTAGCCGCCCACGCTCCCCAACGCTCAAGAACCATCTGAATATCACGCATCAACTTACTCCACAAAAATCAGACCAGAACGCCAATTACAAGCAAAAATCAACGAAACAGTATTAGTTGATTGTTATCTCTGACTTCATACTCCTGCTCCTGTCAGGGTTTTGGCGTAATTCTTCAGTATTCGGTAATCGGTCAAAACAGAACCGGGGAAACGATATAAGCGCAGACGCCCCCAGCGGTGGCGAAGACGTTCTGCCATATAAAACTCAAACATCATTCATTCCCCATTTCGGTGATGGTCAGTTCCAGCCTCCCACCTTTGGTAACAGGCATCTTCACAACGCGGTAATCAACGACCTGAGCATCATCCAGCCAGAAACCTGCTTTAGTGAGTGCGTCAAAAGCGGCTTTTTGCAGATTATCCAGGTCACGGCGACGGCGATCCGGCATGTGGCACTCAATGCGGATTTTCACAGGCATAGCCAGGCCGATATCCAGCATTGCGTTTTTAATGATTCGGGCGACGTTATCGCGGTATGCCTGCCCCTCGCGCTGACGTGCGTGCGCCCGCGATTATGGCGGTAATAGCGATTATTGCTCGGAGGCCAGGGTAATGTGATGCTGTAGGTATTCACGCCTTAATAACCCCCTCTTTCAGCCAGATAACCTGTGTTCTCGCCATACCTTCCAGCGCGCATTCTTTTGCATATGCAGCATCGACAAAATGTGTGCGGCGGTCGATTTCGTCGTGGCAGGCAGAACATGCAATGGTGGCAATCAGGTCTGGCGGTTTGGTACCGGTGCCGCACAATCCAGTCAGCCGGATATGTGCCAGTACAGACGTTTCAGGGTTGCCATTACATACGCCAGGGATTCTTACCTGGCATTCCCGACTACGCGCTGCTTTTCTCAAATCAGCCATGATTCCTCCTTGCTGCCAGTCGCAACCATTTTTTATCAACCAGGCTGGCGGTATATCCGAGCAGTGTTGGTATTTCGGAAGGCTTCAGCTCCGGTTTACGCTTACGACGATCTGGTACTCTGTAGATGTGTCCGTTCATGACACGAATAAGCGGTGTAGCCATTACGCCTCCTGCTTGTCGCGGAGCAGCTGGAACTCGCAGCTCTGCGGAATAGTCAGGTGGCAGCCAATATTCACCGCCCAGGCTTCAACCTTACACAGGAAGACATACATCTCTCCGGTATCAAGATCGGAGGTATGGCGTAACGACTGGATAGTGGTGATATCACCGGTTACGACATCAACCAGGTCTTTGGTTTCATAACCGAGATATGTGTGTTTGAGAGCATCTTTTACCCAAGCTGGAGTAGCGAACGTTTTACCCCTGCTGATGAGGTATTCACTGATTTCGCTGTACCACATGTGGCTGAGTGCATTCTGGGAAAGACTGCGTTTCTCACGCCACGGTTTAAGCACCATGCGAAAGCATTTGCCCTCCTCCAGATAAGGCTGGATCTGCCGACCGATAGCGGTGAAGTTACCGCGATGTAATTTGATGCCATCTTGTGGGAGATTCACGCTTCACCTCCGCAGAGGTCAAACGCTGGATACAATATATCGCAGGTGCATTTCTGCATCTGTGAATGGAGAAGATAGGTTGGTTTGTATGTGCGCATAAACGTCCCCGTTTAGCGCAGAAGTCACCGGAGTTGTTCAGGCTCCAATGGCATGATTATGGCTGGTTGATTATTGGAAATCAAATGTGCTGAAAATTAGTCTGCCAAGTCTTCCTCAGTCGCAACTGGGTAATTCCAAATATCAAAAAAAGCTATAGCCTCCTGCCATTTGCTCCATAAGTTATCAAGTACTTGTGTAGGTTCCGTACTTTTAAAAACAGAATCAGCCGCATCACCGTTATGAACTTCCTCGTACAGTTCCATTATTAGCAGATTAACAAAGTACTGTTTCAACATTAATGCCTGATTACCTTCTTTCTGCTGGCTATCCTGCTTGATGATCTCCATCGCCCGTACTAGGCACCTGATGATATCCGCTGCATCATTAACGCTCCATTCAGATCCGCGCTTATCTTTAGCTGATGAATTGGCTCTCTCAGCGCAAGCCTTTAAAGACTCATAAAGGTAAACTCTATTTTGTAGCTGCAGCGCTTTTTTTGACGTGTACCAACTTGCAAGCGCCGACCCCGCTGCGGCTAATGTGCCAAACGCAGAAATACCTGCTGCTATTGCACTTAAGTCGGCACTGTCAAAGTTCCACATCATCGTTACACCTTATATAAATACCCCTCAGTAATATCCAATAAGGTATGTGCACAATCAATATAATTTTATCCGTATCGGCACATAGCGATTTGAAGGCTACTGGTAATGGTATATTTTAGATTATATCGTCCAGTTTACAGCACCCGTATTTTATGAAATGGACTCGCATATTACCCAAAAAATGCCAGCACTTCCGTCATCGTAGAATGCTGGCAGTATTTCTAACTAGTGACTTTATTGGAACAGATTCTGACGGAAATATGGTAACACTCGACTCCACTTATCATCCAGCCACGGCTGGAATTTTACATGTGCCGTTTATCTGGCGAGGATTGCTCGCGCTCTGTTGAGTATCTGGGGATATTCATGCTCGATAGAAGTAAAGCGGCCGGCTTCGCGGTGCTCCGCAACCTGAAGTAGTGGAGTAACGTTCTGGCAGGCAGTTAACATCACATCACCTGCTCGCCATAACCAAGCACGTGCACAAAGTTTGTTATCAGTGAATTGTTTTGTGATTGGGTATTGTTGAACTGCTAGAACGAGAACGCCAGCATCCATTGGCAGTCCCTATAGTAAAACCATAGCTCAGGACGCTTCGTTCAGGATAGATAATTTTATTGTACTTACCTAACTTTCTTACTATAGCACGGTTGAAAAAGTGATTATTACTCAAAAATAAACCTCACCATCAACCATATATTTGAGAGTACTTATCGCCTGCTGGGCGGATATTGTTTTCATTAAAGGATAGTGTTTAAAAACAATGCCATTCATAAAATAGATATCACAGGTTTTATTATCTGTATTGATTATGATTTTTTCGAATGTTTTATAGGCAAGTGTACGACATAGCTCTCGCCCATTTTTACTGGTTAAGTCAATAGCATGAAAATCACCAAGTGAACTCACCGCTTTACTCTTCAAAGTTTTTAATGATACAGAAGCCCTTCGTAATTCCTTATCTAATACTCTGATTTTTTCTGCTATAGCGGTAACTTCAGGCGCAACAGATAATGCAGCAATTAAATTATTAATTTTCATCTGGAGCTCAATAATTTTCAACTCTAAAGTTTCATTAGCATCTTTCTTGTTTTCAACTGGTTGGATTTTACTACAATTAAAAAGCAACTCATTAATGATATTATAATCAACCAAATCTCTCTTTATTGATGGCCTGTCACATCGATGCAGTCTTCTCATCGGACAAACATAATAGCCATGCAAACTTCCAGATACCGCATGAACAATCATGGTATTACCACAAGCCTCGCACTTCATAACTGTTCGAAGTAGATTTATCAACATAGGATTTTTGCTACTATTGCTAATACCAAAAGGTGCCAACCGAATTTCCTGCACAGCGTAAAACAAATCATCTGATATGACTCTGGGATAATAGCCAGCGATTTCACTTATTCCTTTACCTCTTGCACGATATGAAGGTACGCATATACCAGATAGCATAAGCAATCCCTGTAGGAATATAAGCCAGCGTCTGAGCTAATAACCAGAATGATGCACAATAACAAATAATTGTACCAACAGATGGCCATAACCGTGTAAAACCTTCTGAAAACTTCATTAAGGTTGTACCAATGACCTCTGCAAGTATTGCACCACCAAGATAAATATAAGGATTCATAGCATATTCTTTCCTGTTCAAACTGGAGAGAATTGTACTACAGTTTGAACTCAACTCACCTGTTTCATCATTGTGTACCCATTGATGTTCTTTTATATACCCTCAATACCCGTTTCATCGCGGCACTCTGGCGACACTCCTTAAAAATCAAATTCGTGCTCACCTTTCCTTCCCATTCTTCTCTGGTAGCGAACCGATAATACACCGTTCGCCAGACCTTACCATCAACGACCAGGATTCCTGCCCGCGCCATTTTAGCCGCAGCCTGATTTATGCTGGTTACCGTTGCGCCTGTTACCGCGGCAACGTCCTGCGCACAGAATTTCTTATGAGTCCCCAGGTAATGAATAATTGCCTCTTTGCCCGTCATACCCTTGCTCCTTTCAGCCCAAACTTAGCTTTGATTTCTGCGATCTTCGCCAGAGCCTGTGCACGATTTAGAGGTCTACCGCCCATAACAGGAAGTTGTTTTACTGGTTCAGGTATCGTCTCACCACGGTTAATTCGCGCTGTCATACAGGTCAGTTCATCGGCAGCCTTGCGCCGTAATTCCGCGTCAGTCAGCGCATTGGCCCGCATGTTCTGGTACAAGTTGGTAACCAACCAGTAATGCGCGTTCGATTTCCACGGATAAGACTCTGCATCCGGATACAGGCCACGCTTCCGGCAATACTCGTAAACCATATCAACCAGCTCGCTGACGTTTGGCAGCCCGGCGTTAACAGATGCTTCTTCCCGGCACCAGGCGACAAACTGCCCGGGTGATGGCAGGAATGGTCGATTCTGCCGACGGGCTACGCGCATTCCAGCGTTAACCTGTTCCATTGTGGTGATCCCGTTTTCCCGGAAAGCCAGAACCCACTGGCGGCGGATTTCGTTCAGTTCATTCTGGTCACGGTTAGCCAGGCTCGCCGGGAAAGTTGCCAGTAACTGGCTGAACACACCGTTGATGATCTGCGCTACCTGCTGTACCTGTGGCTTTTCGTCGTACTGTTCCGGCATGTTGTTGGCGATCCGGCGCATCTGCTCACAGTCAAAGTTAACCATCTGTGCGGCGATGTTTTTCATAGCTCCACCCCGTAAATCCAGTCAGTGTTCGTCAGGTCGAGTTTTGGTTTGCCGGCTATCACGCCAGCCTGTTGCTTGTTTCGGTTGATTTCGAGCTGGGTCCACTTGTCGCGGAGTTTGGCCGGACTTAGCACGTTACCGGACCAGAAGTTGTCCTGGCATGCCCAGCGGAACAGCACACACATGTCGCGGTGGTTACGTCCGTCACGTTCACGCATCAGGCGGATATCGTTAGCCCACCCTGCAAAATTCGGTTTTCTGGCTGATGGCGCGATGGTCTTCACCATGTCAAACATCCACTCTGCGGCGGTCAGGTCTTCTGCTGTCCCCCACTTGCTGCCGCTCTGAATTGCAGCATCCGGTTTCACCACAGGAAGATCGTTTTCTGGTTGGTCAGAGGATTCGCCAGAATTCTCGGACGAAAAAGGTTTTATATTGTCTTTTGTTAGTTTGTCTTTTGTGTTTACCTGATTCGGGTAAACGCCTTTACCTGATGTGGGTAAACTTTTTTTACCTGATTCAGGTAAATTTACCTCTTTCAGGTAAACTTTATTTTTCTTACCTGATTCGGGTAATGTTGACCATTCACTGACCACATTATTAATGCCGGTATTCCGCCCGCTCTGAATAAAAATCCCACGCTTTACCAGAACACTTTTTGCAGCAGAACACTTGTGCGGCAATATCCCGGTTAATTCGGAAAGTTGCTCGTTGCTAACCCAATCCAGTTTTTTATTAAAGCCATATGTTTTGCGCATGACAGCCAGAAAGACCAGAAGCTGGTGCTGTGTTAATCCGGCCAGCATCACAGCTTCCAGCAACTCATTTGCAATGCGCGTATAACCATCATCGAGATCTGCCACGCGCGGCTCCTTTTGTACCGCATCCGGCACTGGAAAATTGAATATCTCAGCAGTGTTTGCCATAATTCCTCCCGCAATGAGTGTGTTACGATTTGCACCTGAAAGTCGGTTCTGTTCCAGCAGACCGGCTTTCGCCATTTCTGAACCTGTCATATCGCCCCCAGCATGGTAGTAACCATCGCCATCAATGGACCAGCCAGATCTGGGTCCACACGAAACATCGACACAATACCTTCACTAATTTCCTTCAGTTTCTGGTGGCGTGGTGCGTTGAGAATGACAGCCTGTTTTGCCTCACTGAGTTCCTTTTCCATTTCAGCCAACCTAGCCATGAAGCTATCCTGCTCAACCAGGTAACCGCGATATTCCAGCGGTAGTACCGCCAGAATTGCCGGGGTCAGTTCACGCACGTTATTTCGGTATTTTTCAGAATCGAATTTGTTATCGAGGAAGCGGAACAGCTTCTGGCGTGCACGGCTGACATCATCAGGGAAATCGATGGTGCCGCCGCCCTGCTCCCGATACTCATTCACAATGAGTGTGGCAACGACATCCTGATTATCTACAGCCGACCAGGCGCGGACGGCATCACGGATTTTTTCGTGGCCTGGCACCTGTTTTGTTTGAGAACGATTTATCACCGCAGTCGGGCTAAATCCGCTAGTCTGTTGGTATGTAAGTGGTTGCATAATTGACTCCTTTAGTTTGAATTGACTGTTAAGTTGATTGCTTATTGTTAAAGAGCGTGAAATGGAAATTTAAGCTGCGTTCTTTTCGGTGTGTGGAAACAACTTCGGAAGATCCGGGCGAATCTGGTATGCCTTCACTACTCCACCAGTAGCCGTAACAATGCTGCCGACATGTTCAGGGGATACCTTTGCTTTGTTGTGAAGCCACTTATAGACGGCCTGCTGTGAAACTTCGCAAGCAGCGCCCAGTTTCTTTTGTGAACCAACGATATTGATCGCTGTTTTGATAGCTGGGTTCATAACAACCTCCGTGGTTAATTTGAATCAAGATTAAAACTATGGTTGTTTTTTAGTCAACAACCATTTTCGTTTGATGGGATAAAACCTTGGTTGTACATTTGGACTATGAAAACAACACTCTCAGAAAGACTTAAAGAAGCCAGATTAGCGCGAGGCCTTACACAAAAGGCGCTTGGGGATTTGGTCGGGGTTAGCCAGGCTGCTATTCAGAAAATCGAAACAGGGAAAGCTAATCAAACAACTAAAATCGTGGAGATCGCGAACGCTTTGGGTGTGCGCGCAGAATGGTTATCTTCTGGCGTTGGAAATATGTCAGACAGTACAGTGCAACCAATACAATCAACTGTCAGCCATTCCAAATACTTCAAGATTGACGTTCTTGATATAGAAGTCAGTGCTGGGCCGGGAGTCATCAACCGTGAGTTTGTAGAAGTTCTACGCTCGGTTGAGTACTCGTTTGACGATGCTCGTCACATGTTCGATGGTAGGAAGGCGGAAAATATCCGCATCATTAACGTGCGTGGTGACAGCATGTCAGGAACGATCGAACCAGGTGATCTGCTGTTCGTTGATATCACAGTTAAATCTTTCGACGGTGATGGTATCTATGCGTTTCTGTACGACGACACAGCCCATGTAAAGCGCCTGCAAATGATGAAGGATAAGCTGCTGGTCATCTCTGATAACAAAAGCTACTCACCGTGGGACCCGATCGAGAAAGACGAGATGAACCGGGTGTTCATCTTCGGTAAGGTTATTGGGAGCATGCCGCAGACATATAGGAAGCATGGGTAGTACCAATTAAAAATTATCAACTGGGCATTGTGCTCATTCAGTAAAGAACTAATTCCTATCTTTGCTCTAGGTAGTAATATTAAGCCACCGCAATAATATCTTTACCTAACGGCGTAAGAATCCCGGTCACCGTGCCGGGTTTTCTTTTGCCCTCCCCTCATCACACACACACCGTTAAAAAAACCACCATAACCTCGCTTCAGTTATCGCTATGCGATTCAAGTCACAAAATAAATCCATCCTAAATACAACCAGTTATATCTAAAACAACCAATAAAACAACTTTTGTTGTTGACGATAAAACAACTATAGTTTTAAATAAGTTCATCGCAACAACACAACGATACGGCAACTACCTGATTCACCGTTGCGATGACCGCTTAGATCCGCAGTTTGAATTTCAGCAGGCTTCGGGGAGTGCGAGGGGTGAAACGGACGCGTGAACGTCGGTGTGACCAGCTGAAATTAACTCAACATTTCATACCTTAGTCGCTTCAACGAGGCGGCTTAGTTATGACAACCGGCGGCCATCCACCGCCTGAATACGCGCAGAAGTCTCTATATGTTCAGCAGCCCAGCTTACGGGCAGGAGTTTTTATGGTTCATCAACATTATGGAACGCAGACCGTTAATCGAGGTGCGGTCATGCCAGGAATGCTGGTCAAACACAAAGATGGTACCTGGACTGCATCAGCTAATTTACGCGGACGGCTTTATCTGCATCGCGGCATCGAGCGCACTTATACCCGTGATTTGCTCGTGGAAGTTTTTCTCGACGGACGCGGTAACGGCCTGAATCACTAATCCCCTTTCCTGTTTTCCTAATCAGCCTGGCATTTCGCGGGCGATATTTTCACAGCCATTTTCAGGAGGTCAGCCATGAACGCTTATTACATTCAGGATCGTCTTGAGGCTCAGAGCTGGGCGCGTCACTACCAGCAGATCGCCCGTGAAGAGAAAGAGGCAGAACTGGCAGACGACATGGAAAAAGGCCTGCCCCAGCACCTGTTTGAATCGCTATGCATCGATCATTTGCAACGCCACGGGGCCAGCAAAAAAGCCATTACCCGTGCGTTTGATGACGATGTTGAGTTTCAGGAGCGCATGGCAGAACACATCCAGTACATGGTTGAAACCATTGCTCACCACCAGGTTGATATTGATTCAGAGGTATAAAACGGATGAGTACAGCACTCGCAACGCTGGC